TTAGGCAGCTTGCAGGTTGCAAGCCGACATTTTGCCCGACTTCATGTCGCGCTCCATGTCATAGGCAATCTTCTGGCCTTCGACGATTTCGCGCATTCCGGCGCGCTCGACGGCAGAGATGTGAACGAAGGCGTCAGCGCCGCCGTTGTCAGGCTGAATGAAGCCGAAGCCTTTTGTGGAATTGAACCATTTAACTGTGCCAGTGGTCATAACGAACCCTTTCATAGCAACATAGAGGACCGCAGCGCCGAGGCGTTACGGATGATGATAGCGATGTTTTAAAGGGAGGGTTCGTTCAAGGCGCGGTGCCAATCGCGCAATAAAAAAGCTCAACAAGAAAATATCGATGGCCTTCAATAGGGGCGATTGGACTTGGTGTCAACTTTTACTTTTGCCAATCGTTACGCGAACCGAAATTATCTGGTGCTCACACAAGGAGTTCTGACATGGCCGGCCGCAAGCCGCTGCCAACACATCTGAAGCTTGTGAAAGGTACAGCCCGACCACACCGCATGAACAAGGCCGAACCAAAGCCGGTGGTGGCAGTTCCCGCACCGCCAGATCATCTCGACGAGGAGGCAAGCACCAAGTTCACCGAAATGGCTGAGATGTTAGCGCACCATGGCGTCATGACCGAGCTCGATACCGGTGCGCTTGCGCGTTACGTCGTTATCTGGCGGCGCTGGATTGAAGCCGAGCAGGAAGTGAAGCGTCGCGGCCATGTGGTGAAGACGGCGAATGACAACATCATCCAGAACCCGTTTCTGGCCGTCGCCAACAAATGCCTGGCGCAGATGCACCAGATCGAGGCCGAGTTTGGCCTGACGCCATCGAGCCGCTCGCGCATCCGCATGGCGGAACCCGCCGAGACCAGTGATCCATTTGAGGACTTCTTGAGCCGTGGCAGAAAAGCGTAATTCCCGCCCACCGCGCAATCCGGGTGGTGGCAGGAAGGCACCGTCCTGTCCGGTCACCGCCTACGCCCGGGCTGTCGTTGACGGCAAGATCGTCGCCGGCCGTCTTGTTCGTTTGGCCTGCGAACGGCATCTAGCGGACCTGAAAGCTGGAAGCAAACGCGGTCTGGTTTGGGATATTGATGCTGCACGGCACGCGATCGACTTCTTTGGTCATCTGCGCCACTCGACTGGTGAATGGGCCGGCGAGCCCTTCGTGCTGCAGGACTGGCAGCAATTTGTGGTCGGCTCGCTCTATGGCTGGAAGCGGGCAAATGGATTGCGCCGCTTTCGCACGGCCTATGTCGAGGTGGCGAGGAAGAACGGCAAATCGGTGCTGTTGGCGGGAACCGCGCTCTATGCACTGATTGCCGATGGTGAACCGGGTGCACATGTCTATTCTGCGGCGACAACACGCGATCAGGCCCGCATCGTGTTTGGCGAGGCCGAGCGCATGGTGGCGGCAAGTTCAGCGCTCCAGGCACGTATTACCAGGACCGTGAACAATCTCGCCGTGCTGCCGACCTCGTCCTGGTTCCGGCCGCTGTCAGCCGATGCCACCAAGATGGACGGGTTGAACATTCACTTTGCCGCAGTCGACGAGGTGCATGAACATCCAGGCCCCGAGATCATCCAGAAGCTGAACACCGCCACTGGAGCACGGCGCCAACCACTGATCTTCGAGATCACCACGGCCGGCTATGATCGCCATTCCGTCTGTCGCCAGCATCACGAGTTCTCGGTCAAGGCGCTGGAGGGCACGGTGCCGACGGAGTCTTCAGACAGCTGGTTTGCCTATATCGCCACTATTGATGATGGCGATGATTGGACTGACCCTGCGATCTGGGTGAAGGCGAACCCCAGCCTCGGTGTCACCGTCAAGGTTGATGATCTTAAGCGTCAGATCGACGAGGCCAAGGAAATGCCAGCGCAGCAGAACGCGATCCGCCGGCTGCGGCTCAACGAATGGACCGAGCAGGTCACCCGTTGGCTCGACATGGGCGTCTGGGAGGAGGGAGGTCTGCCGGTTGCCACTGACTGGCGCATCGTCAAACACGAGCTGGAAGAACTGGAGCGGAAGCTGCTTGGGCGCGAATGCTATGGCGGGCTCGACCTGGCTCGCGTCAACGATCTATCGGCTTTCGTGCTGGTGTTTCCACCGACGCTGGATGACGATCTCGGTGAGTTTGCCGACAAGTGGATCGTGCTCTGCCGTTTCTTCATTCCGGAGGACGACATTCTGCGCCGGGTGCGCCGTGATCGTGTCCCCTATGATGTCTGGCGTGATCAGGGCTTTCTGACAGCTACCCCCGGAAACGCCACCGATTTTGTCTTTGTCGAGAAGGAAATCCTCGAACTGGCGTCCCGCTACGATCTGCGTGAGCTGTCCTATGATCGCACCTTTGCCGGCGAGATCGTCCAGCAATTGTCCGATGAAGGCTTGAACCTCGTCCAGTTCGGTCAGGGCTTTTTATCCATGGCAGCACCCACGGCGGAACTGGAGCGGCTGTCAGTGTCACGATCACTCTGGCACGGCGGCCATCCGGTGTTGCGCTGGAACGCCTCCAATGTCGCCGTGCGCCATGATCCGGCCGGCAACGTCAAGCCCGACAAGGAGCGCTCGAGTGAGCGTATCGACGGCATTGTCGCGATCTGCAACGCTCTCGGCCGGGCTCTGGCCCGTGACGTCAATGCCGGCCGCTCAGTTTATGAGAACCGCGGCATCCTGATGCTGTAGCGGCGACTGCAGAGAAGAAGAGAGTAGATGGCATTCTGGTCAAACTGGTTCGGCGGGGCAAAACCGCCGGCCGCATCTCCGCGTGCGTCGTTCCATGATGCCGGCGGTGGCCTGGTCATTGCGACCAGCCAGCAACTCGAAGAGGCGCTGCGCTCTGGAGCGGTAACGGCATCGGGTACGACGGTGACGCCGAACAGCGCCATGCGGGTGGCGGCTGTCTATGCCTGCGTGCGCATTATCTCCGGTGCGGTGGCAACATTGCCTTTACACATCAAGCGCCGGGTCGATGAGCGTACCCGGCAGGACGCCTCCGACACGCCGATCTGGACCGTGCTGCGACGACGGCCGAACCGCTGGCAGACGCCGTCGCAGTTTCGGCGTATGCTGCAGGCGCATCTGCTGTTGCGCGGCAATGCCTATGCGATGATCGTGCGCTCGCGCGGGACTGTGCAGGAACTGATCCCGCTGCATCCTGATCGGGTTGAGGTGAAGCAGCGCGACGATCTTGCGCTGGAATATTTTTATACGCGCCAGGACGGACGGCGCATCCAGCTTGCTCAGACGGAAGTGTTCCATCTGGTTGGGCTGACGCTCGACGGCGTTCATGGCGTGTCGGCCATTGGTTACGCTCGCGAGACCATCGGCCTATCGCTGGCCATGGAAGATCATGGTGCCGCCACCTTCCGCAATGGCGCGCGTGTGAGCGGTGTCTTGAAACATCCCAACAAGCTCGGGCCGGAGGCCGTCGCCAATCTCAAGGCCGGGCTCGAGGAATTCCGCTCCGGCGGCGAACAGGAAGGCAAAAATCTCATCCTCGAAGAGGGCATGGATTATGCCCGCATCGCCATGACGGCAGAGGATGCGCAATGGCTGGAGGCGCGCAAGTTCAGCCGCACGGACATTGCCATGTTCTTTGGCGTTCCGCCGCACATGATCGGCGACACCGAAAAGAGCACCTCATGGGGCACCGGCATCGAACAGCAGTCGATCGGCTTTGTTGCCTATACGCTCGAAGACCATCTGACCATGTGGGAAGAGGCGATCAACCGCGACCTGATCGACCCAGAGGGAAAGCACAACGACAAGCTCTATGCCCGCTTTAATCGGGCGGCGCTCGTCAAGGGCGACATCAAGGCTCGCTGGGAAGCTTACGTCAAAGGCCTGCAATGGGGCGTCTACAGCCCGAACGAAATCCGCGCGCTCGAAGACCAGAACCCGCGCGATGGTGGGGATGTCTTCTATCCACCGCCGAACACGGCGGGGATGCCGATCACCAACGATGGCGACCATGGCGACAATGATCGGCCGCTCATCGAAAAGGACACTGACACATGAGCCTTCGCAAACTGCCCGAGGCACGGACGTTCCCTCGGCCGCAGAACTACCAGTGGGATACGCCGAGCGGCGTGCTGACGAAATGGTCCGAGCATCCGCTGGCGGCGACGCCCGGTGCAGATGGTGACACCACTATCTCCATGTTTGACGTCATTGGTGAGGATGGCTGGTCCGGTGGTGGCGTCACCGCAAACCGCATCTCGGCAGCGCTGCGGTCGATCGGCAGCAAGGACATTACTGTCTGCATCAACTCGCCGGGCGGCGACATGTTCGAGGGGATTGCGATCTACAATCTGCTGCGTGCCCATCCGGCCAAGGTTACGGTCGAGGTGCTGGGCTGGGCGGCGTCGGCTGCCTCGATCATCGCCATGGCCGGTGACGACATCCGCATGGGGCTCGGCTCCTTCATGATGGTGCACAATGCTTGGGGGCTGGTGATCGGCAATCGCCACGACATGCGTGACGCCGCCACCCTGTTCGACCAGTTCGATGCTGCCATTGCTGATATTTACGCAGCACGCACCGGCATGGAGCGCGCCCATATCGAGCAGCTGATGGACGCGGAAACCTTCATGGCGGCGGCGCAGGCTGTCGAATATGGTTTTGCCGATGTCGTCGACGATGCCGAAATCCATCCAGAGACCAATGCGTCCGCGCCGATCCGCCCCGAAATCCATGCCAAGCGCCGCATCGACGCAGCGCTTGCGCAACAAGGCATCTCGCGCACAGAGCGGCGCAAGATGTTTTGCCAGATTGCCGGCATGCACGACGCTGCCGATACCGCCACGCACGACGCTGGCTTCCATGCAGCCGCCATCCAGCGGTTGATCGACACCATCAGATCATAGGAGACCCGTCATGGGTATCGAACTGAACCCGCGTGCGCGCGGGATTGTCGGCGTGCGCGCCGATTCCGGCAGCGCCACCAAGATCCTCGCCGAACTGCAGAAGACCTTCGAGGACTTCAAGGTCGAACGCGACAAGGAGCTGGCCGACATCAAGGCCGGCATGGCCGACGTGGTGCAGACCGAAAAGGTCGACCGCATCAATGCCGAGATCACCACCCTGCAAAAGGCGCTCGACGAAACCAACGCCATGCTGGCAGCGGTGAAGGTCGGTGGTGTCGGCCGGACGACCGATCCGGACAAGGCCGAGCATGCACAGGCCTTCGACCGCTTCTTCCGCCGCGGCGTCGATGCCGGCCTGCGTGATCTGGAGGTCAAGGCCAAGCTGACCACGCAGTCCGATCCCGATGGTGGCTATCTGGTGCCGGAAGAAACCGAAGCCGGTATCGACCGGGTGCTTGGCACCGTATCAACCATCCGCTCGCTTGCCCGCACCATCTCGATCTCGACCAACACCTACAAGAAGCTGGTCAATATGGGCGGCGCAACGTCCGGATGGGTCGGCGAGGAACAGGATCGTCCTGGCACGGCCACGCCGACGCTGCGTGAGATCGCCATCAATACCGGCGAGATCTACGCCATGCCCGGCGCCACGCAGACCTCGCTCGACGATGCCCGCATCGATCTTGCCGCATGGCTGGCCGACGAGGTGTCGATCGAGTTCGCCGAGCAGGAAGGAGCGGCCTTTGCCAATGGCGATGGCATCAACAAGCCGCGCGGCATTCTCGCCTACGACAAGGTGGCGAATGCTTCCCATGTGTGGGGCAAGATCGGCTTCGTTGCCTCGGGGAAAGCGGATGGCTTCCTTGCTGCGACCGCTTCGGTCAGTCCGGCCGACTGCCTGATCGATCTCTATTATGCGCTCAAGTCCGGCTACCGGAACGGGGCATCGTGGCTGATGTCGGATGCGACCATGAACACGGTGCGCAAGTTCAAGGATGCGGAAGGCGCCTATATCTGGGCGCCGCCATCGGGTGCAGCCGAAGTCGCCACTATCCTCGGCAAGCCGGTCTACACCGACGACAACATGCCGGCGGCAGAGGCCAGCAAGTTCCCCATCGCCTTCGGGGACTTCGGTCGCTCCTACCTGATCGTCGACCGCATCGGCATCCGGGTGCTGCGTGATCCGTTCACCTCGAAGCCGAACGTCCTGTTCTACACGACCAAGCGCGTTGGTGGCGGCATCGTCAACTTCGAGGCCATGAAGCTGCTGAAGATCAGCACCTGATCAACACAACGGGCGGCTCTGGTCGCCCGTCTCTAATCCCATTCATCGAAAGGACTTCTGTCATGAAGGACGGTATCTCCGGCCTCGGCCTCGTTGCATCGCTGGTTCCCGCCGTGGTCACCGCCACGACCAAGGGCAGCCATGCCGATCTGCAGGGCTTCAACTCCGCAACCCTGATCATCAATACCGGCGCGATTGCCGGCGATGGCCTCTTCGTCGTCGCCATCCAGGAGAGCAACACCACCACGGATGGCGATTTTACCGATGTGGCGGCCGGCGATCTGCTTGGAATCCTGCCGGCAGCGCTCGAGGCCAGCACGGTCTACAGCCAAGGCTACAAGGGCACGAAGCGCTATATCCGCGCCGTCATCACCAAAACCTCGGGCACGTCGATTGCCGCCGGCGCGGTCTTTGCGCTCGGCCATCCCCACGACGCGCCGATCGCCTGACATCATCCGAAGCGATCAGCCCATCGTTCGGCCGAACGGCTGGTCGCTTCTCTTTATTATATGGACCTGAAACCATGCTCGCTCCCGTCCGCACGGTTGCGCCTGCGTCCATGCCGGTGACGCTGGCCGAGGCCAAAGCCCATCTGCGTGTTGATCATGATGACCAGGACGATCTGATCACCGCCCAGATCAAGGCGGCGACGGCATATCTCGACGGCTATGCCGGCATTCTCGGCCGGGCGCTGGTGACGCAAACCTGGCGGCAGGATTTTGTCGGCTTTGCCGATCACCTGGCTTTGCCAATATCGCCGGTAATTGCCATTGTCAGCATCAGCTATTTCGATGTCGGCAATGTGCAGCAGACGCTGGATGCCGGCGTCTACGATCTGTTTGCCGACACGCGTGGCGCCTATCTCACCCTGCGGCCGGGGCAATCCTGGCCGGCCACCTTCCGTCGCGCTGACGCCGTCTCCATCACCTTCATCGCCGGCTTTGGCGCGGCGGCCGACGTGCCTGAGCCCATCCGCCAGGCCATCCTGCTCATCGTCCAGCGGCTGTTCGATGGCGCTGACACCGAAATCGATATCGCCATCGAGGGCACCGTTCATGCCCTGATTGCACCCTACCGGAAAAGTCCGATCTGATGGCCAGGATCACCGCCAACGATCTGCGTGATCGTGTCAGCTTCGAAAAGCGCGAGGAGATCGATGATGGCTATGGCAACACCTATGGCCAGTGGGTGCCACAGTTCGAGCGCGACGCCTGCATTCTACTCTCCAAAGGCGGCGAGACCGTCATTGCCGCACGCCTGCAAAGCGTTCAGCCGGCGCTGATAATCGTGCGCTACGATGCCGAGACCGCAACCATTACCGCTGCCTGGCGGCTGATCGAGACCCGTTCCGGCACCACCTACAACATCCGCACATCCGCCGACATGGAGCGGCGCGGCCGCTTCATCACCATGCTTTGCGAGGCCGGCGCGCCAACGTGACCGTAACCCTGGCGTGGGCCGTGGCGGGCCAACGATAAGAACGAAACCCTGATCGCACCCCGCCTGGCGCAAGAGCTATGCGTCCTGCCTTTACACTGGCATGCCCGCGAAAGGACATCATCATGAACGCCAACGTGCCCACCGGCGCGGCGACCCTGCCTGCGTCCGACAAATATCATGTTTACCGGCCCATGCTCGACTTGATCGGTTTTGCCGAGGGCACCGACCGAAAGCGCGGCTATAATGAAACGCTCGCCTATGGCGCCTTTACCGGCGGCGACGTCGATCTGGTTGCCATGACATTGCAGGAGGTTGATGCGCTGCAGACCCGAATGCTGAAGCATCCGGACAACCGCTTTAACTCATCAGCGCTCGGCCGCTACCAGATCGTCCGCACCACGCTGCGGACGATCGCCAAGACGCTCAAGCTTCCGCCGTCGGCACTGTTTGATGCCGAGATGCAGGACCGATGCGCCTGCTACCTCCTCGGCCTGCGCGGCATCGACAAATATCTCGCAGGCCGCCTCTCCGAAGATACGCTGATCAACAATCTTGCCCATGAATGGGCATCGCTCCCAACCGCCACCGGCAAAGGGGCCTATGCCGGCCAGAATATTGCCGTTAGTCCGGATCGCGTGCGTGAAGTGTTGGCCAAGGTCCGAGAGCGCCATGGCGCAACCCAGCCAGCGCGCGAGATTGTGGTCGAGAAAGAAATCGACAAGCCCGTCGTTCCCATTACCGTCGAAGCTGAAATCCGCAAGCGCACCGATCAATGGAGCTGGATCACCACCATCTTCGGCTCGGGCGGTGCAGGACTTGCAGCGCTCGCCGGCATGGACTGGCAGACTGTCATCGCCATCGGCGCGCTCGCGCTGGGCGGCCTCATCATCGCGCTGCTGTTGCGGCGGCAGATCGTCTGCGCGGTGCGCGACGTGAGAAGAATAATCGAGAAGTGACATGGCCAGGCCACACCTTGGCTTCCCAAGGGATTAATCAATCACTGGATAGAATGGCCTGCCCCAATCTTTCTCAGGATTGTCCATCATCAGATCAACAAAAACAGGCATTAGGAAACCAAGGATGGCAGCGCCGTCCCGTACCTGTGCGCGGTTTACACCGCTGTTCCAAGTGGAGCCACCGTGCACCAGCTGATTTCGTAGAACATATAGCCTGTCGAACACTAAGCTCAGGACCTTGGCGGTATCGCCGGCCTGAAAGGCCAACGCAAAAGTTCGCGACGCACTCCTGAATTTCTCCTCCCAATCTTCGAAGCCGTCGATTCCGTTGTGATGCTGCCAAAACGGATTTAAGACCTAGAGGTTGTCCAACAACATTTTATCGGCCCGGAAAATCGCTACCAGAGCCGGTTGTCAGTCACGACATCAATCGGCGAAGCCCAGCCGCCATCCCCATCAGTGCGATTGGCGTCATTCGACATGACTCGACTGCACTTGTCCGAAAGCCCGGCGAGGCCAAGCTTGCCGAGCGTCGCATCGGAGAATGTGTTTCGCTGTTCTCCAGACTTATCCATGGTAATCCTAGCCTTATGCTTTGGTACGTCCACGACATAGCAAAGACCCTGCCGCTGCGCGTAACGGATCGCAGACGCCAGCGTCGGGAACTTAAGCTCGACCTGCTTCAGTGTGTCCCGGCTGCTGGTGTAGCCCATGAGCGGTTCGATAAAAGACGGGCTGCGCGCCTCGAACACGAGCTTCCATTGATCGCGCGGCGGAGCACTGGTAGTCGCCGAGCGAGATGGGCGGTAGATCCGGGCCACGGCATCGCTGGGGAATAAGGAGCGTCCCATTGACATCATCTTGCGTCGATTGTCGTTGGCTCCCGGCACGGCCCGGTCGACAGGATCATCTGCCATTGATGTCCTTCTTGCAGCAATGTTCATGGTTCTTCCTCCGTGATCGGTGAAGATCGACGCCGACGGGCGCAACGAACCCGCCGGCGCCGAAACCCTCGTCAGCTCTTGATCGCTATGCGTTTTACCTGCGACTGTGCCTTTTCGGTCTTGGGAAGCACGAGGCTCAGCACGCCATTTCTGAACCTAGCGTCTATCTTGTCCTCGACGATTTCCCTTCCAACCGGGATACGGCGCTCGAAACGGCCGTAGAAGCGTTCCGAGAACTGCTTGTCCTTGTCCTCGGTCTCAGATCGCTTTTCGCCGCGCAGCGTCAGCACACCGTCATCCAGAACCAGTTCGATGTCCTTTTCCTCCAGACCTGGCACTTCCGCGGTTATGCGGATCTCCTTTTCAGTCTCGGAGATTTCGACGCTCGGCCACCCCCGTCCGAAGGAAGCCAGAGAGTCAAAAGCTGGCAGGTTTCGATCAAACGAGCGAAAAACATCATCGAACAGGCGATTGACTTCCCGGTGCAGCGACAGGAACGGATTGCGGTCATCTTCACGATAGACAGCGGGAGCCTGATTGCTGCTCGTGTCGCGGCCCCAGGGGATCAGGTCACGTACGTTCATGGTTATTCTCCTTCTGTTCTGAACAATTGGACACAGCTTCGCCGATGGCGCCGGACGCGTGGCCCGACGCTGGCGATCCGTAGACTGACAAAAGCGTCAGGCTGCGATCTGCTCGTTGGTGTGCGAAGAGGCTTCAATCTGCATCGTCTTCTCCTGCGACGAGATCGCAATCCGACGAGGCTTCATCTCCTCCGGGATCTCACGCCGAAGATCGATTGTCAGGAGGCCGTTGACGAGAGTCGCGCCTTCAACTCGTACGTGGTCGGCGAGCTGGAAGCGACGCTGGAACGAGCGTCCGGCAATGCCGCGATGCAGATACTGCGCATTCTCGTCGGTGGTTTTGCTGCCCGCCACGAGAAGCATGTTTTGCTCCTGCGTGATGGAAAGCTCGTCTTCGCTGAAGCCGGCCACCGCCATGGTGATGCGGTAGTTCTCTTCGTCAGTCTTTGCGATGTCATAGGGCGGCCAGTTGTCGATGCTCTCGACGCGGCTGGCTGCCTCCAGCGCATTGACCAGACGGTCGAAGCCGATGCTCGACCGGAACAGGGGAGAAAAATCGAAAGTGGTTCTCATAGCCACATCCTCCTTGAAGCAACATGGGTACAAGATTGTGCGGCTTTTGGCCGGCGCCGCCCCGTAGTGGCAGCGGCGCACAATCGATCTGGTTCCTTCATTTCAGAGTTTCAAGAGGGTGACGGCAGAAAATTTCTACAACGATTTCAGACTGTTGGAAATTGAGAACAACTCCACCATCTGATGAGTTGGTTGGTAAAATGAATGGAGACCTGCTATGACCTATGACGACATCGTTTCAGTGCTCGGCTCCATAGACGACGATCTGGCGGCGGGGCTTATCGCAACCGGGGCGAGTGTTGATGAACTTCGAGAAGCGTGGAACTGGCTTAACAATGACGAGGCGCTGATGGGCGAAGGGCGACCGCTCCCGGACACACGCGTCAGCCAACTCATCGATCTGCTTGAACCTGATGATGACGGCGTGGACTGAGCTACGGATGGAGGGTTGAAGAGGTACGTCGGTATGCCCAGATCACAAGAGATCGTACAGAACGATCAGTTACTTGCTCTTAAAAGACGATCAGAAAACAAGGAGGAAGTGATGTCTGATGTCGTGTTCAACGAACCCGTAATTCTGCGCATGCCAAAAACTGGCCTCCGAAAGGTGGCGACAGGTTTTGAAGCACTGGAATGCCTTGAGCGCGAATGGCCGGATTGGGCACGTGGACGGCGTTGGCGGAATGCCGTTGCTGCCTGTCGGGACGCACTCGATGGATGGCGCTCTGCGAAGGAGGCACGCCGGAGCTTCATGAAGGCTGCAATGCGAGCGGGCCTCGTTCAGGGAGCACGACGCACGCGAGTTCGGGGTACTCTCGGTAGCTATCAGGGAATTCCCGCCGGGCTTCAGTGAACGGATATGATCCCGTCGACGGCTTTCCATTCTGAGGGCTGGATCAGACGATGGTGGGCGACGCGCACGGAGTGCAGCGCGCCCTCCAGCGTCTCGGTCCAGTAGTCGAGAAAGCCGCGCAGTTCGGGAAACTTCGGGGCGAGGTCATAATCCTGCCAGACATAGACCTGCAACAGGCTCGGGTGATCGGGCAGATGGTAATGGATTTCGGCTGTGGTCAGGCCGTAGCCTTCCATCTGCATCCGGAATTCACGACTGACGATCGCTGGCATATGTCTCTCCTTTGTCGGTTCATGCGTGAAGACGATGGTGATGGTCTGCGGATCCGCATACGGTATCGTCCGCCCCGATGTCGCCGTGATCAAGACGCCGCAGCGCATCCATGATGACATCGAATGGGATGGGGCTTTCCGCGCCCGGCGGCTGGCGCAGTGCGGGCATCGATTCGACCGCGCATGCGTCGGATGCCCATGACGAGAGAATGGCGCGCTTTTCGCTGCGTTCGAGCGTGTCGTCGCGCAGCACATCCTCGGGATGCCTGTAGTGGCGCGCCGGCGACAGGAGCCGGTCGAGCGCAATGTCTTCGGCTCGTGGCGCGAGAGAGGGAATGATCATCGAAAAACCGGTTCGACGCAT